TAGCCATAAGTCATAACCTTACTTTTTCTTTTTAACTGGTTTTTTAGGTCCGTTAATTTTTCCTGTAAGTTTATATGGCTTATGTGCGCCACCCATTGGTTGTTTGTATGCTACGTTCATTATGATATACTAGATTTTTGTAGTTTAACTTGTATCGGCTTTTGTCCTTTAGGTATAAATCTTTGGACCATACCTCCAGCACTCATGCCAGTAGTTTCTTTTCTTAAAGCTGCAAAATCTTCTCCTGTAATTTCATCTTTAGGTTCAGCTGCAGCAGCTATTTTCATTTGTTTAGGTGATAATGTTTTTTTCATATGTCTATCATACCACCATAGTATCTCTTAGTAAATGTGCTTACATTAGAAGGTTTAGGGCCTACATTACTAGCTTGTTGTTTTCTTTTAACAGCAGAAGCTCTTTCTCCCCTGGTCATAGCTCTTGCTTTAGCTATTGGAACACATTTTGGATAATTTTTTCTTTTTTCACCTCCACTTCTTCCACATTTAGGATAGGAACCATCTGGTTTTCTATTTGCTATATCTACCCAATTTTCTCCTACCCATTTTCTAAGACCATTTTGTGCCATTATAGTACCATTGATTTTTCTGCTTTAATTTGTGCAATAAATTTTTGTCTCTTCTCTCTTAAATTCATAGGTAGTTTAAAGTATTTTTTTTTGTAATAAGAACCTGGACCCTCTACTTTTCCAAATGTTTTGCAAAGAAGTATACATAATTTAGCTTGTTTTTTTTTAATATTTAAATAAGGATATAATAATTTTAAAGCATCCGAAACTCTGCGTGCCCCAGATAGAACCCATTCTGTAGTAGGTCTGTTAACAAAATTTTTACGTGTATAAAGACGACCCCCAAATTTTTCGTGAATTTTTTTTAACAAATTAAAACCATTCATATGTATACCTATGATAGGATTATAATAGAAACCACCATAATTTTTAGATTTTTTGAATTTTCTGACTGATATGTATCCTTCTCCATCAAAAAGACCTGCAAGGTATTGCATGGATAAACCCATTAAAATTTTTTTGTTACTTTTCGTCTATCTTGCATAACCATGCCACAACCTTTTGCAATCCCACCTTGATTATAATTTGATATTGCTTTTCTTTCTTGTGAAATACTACCGCCCTTAGATTTTTTCCTACCCCCTGGAACTATTTTACCAGAGCATACAGCTGAGGCGTACATATTTGCATAAGCGCTTGGATACACCTTAAATTTTCTTTTTGCAGCAGCTTTTCCTTTTGGACAAAGTTTACCCATTTTTTTTCTTTTTGTTTTTCTTTTTCATTAGCATAGCTTTTGAAGCTTTAGCACCTTTTACTTTACCTTCTATTTGCTGTTTCATTTGTGATCTCCCTATTGGCATTGTTTACTCCATTGATGTATAAATAATTTTACCATTTACCTTATCAGCCTTCAAGTACTCCTTCCTGTTTTGTCTAAATAATGTATAACTACAATGAATCCAACCTGAGTTAGGATCATCGGAGTTCCAAAACTCTAAAATACATTGATCATAATCTAAATTTTTTACAATCCAATCGCTTACATCCTTATTATGAATGCCATATATTTCAAAGTCTGCTGCTTCACCCTTGGTATGCTGACTCTTAGTGCTAGATCCTATGGCACTACAAAGTTCCTCAGATCTATAACCTGATGAAACTGAAACTGGCATTTTAAAGTAATTTCTTACTGGTTGTAAAATATTAATACATAAAACCCTAAGTGATTCTATTTGTTGAACATTAGGTTCATTTGGTATTCCCAATCTAATAGACTCATGAGATTTAATTAATTCATCAAGTGTAAAATTTTCACTTAATCTCATAAATATTTAAATAAGTTTTCATAAGCAAATCTGAATAATTTGGATTAGTAGCATATTTTTCTAATTTTATGAAGTATCTAGTGGTAATGTTTAGTTTATTGTTTTTTTGAAACTCACGTTCTTTTCTAAACTCTTCATAATGAGGATTATTGTTTAGAAGATTAATATAATATTTAACTGAATCACATTTTGACCTAAAGGTAGCAACTCTCCAATTCACATTAATAGAAACTTTTTCAGGCAATATACCATTTTCTAAATTATCAAACTGTCTAATTCCAAAAAGATTATTACCTTGTATTGCAAAACGAGACTTGCCATAATTTGATTCTAAAGATGCTTTGGTAATTATTAATTTTTTATCAACTGATTTTTCATTTATAAAATTACGTTCTAAGTAATTTATACATTTATCTACACTTTCTATAAATTCTTTATTATTATTAGCCCTAAAGGCGGGCTCTGTTTTATACATACAAAAAGTTATAAATACTAAAAAAAATAAAGTTCCTATGAATGTTAATGTCATAATTTTTAAATTTGAATATTGATTAATCATTACATTTACAATGTTGTTGTAAGCAACATTCACCATTCCAAAGTTTATAAATGCAATTACTAGGACTTATCTTTTTCAGTAATGTCGTAAAACATTTTATTAGATTCATCAGTTATCCAATCTTCTTTCTCAACATTCCATTCAGTATTTTGGACTTTATAGTCAGGCCATGACTTTGAAGTAGTAAAACTAGGTATGTTCCACAAAATACGATTATTAGGCTGAATAGCATAATTGCCATTATCAAGTGCCAAAACATGGCCACACTTATGCTCTGAAGGAATTTCAGAGTGTTCAGTATCAATGATGTTAGATTCTGGATGAGCCCAATCAATGGTAAATAAATATTCCCCAGAATAAAATTTTTTATCTTTTCCAAGATATTTACCTTTCTGTGAAATTAGAAAATCAAAAGCAGTAATACTAGGATAATAACTAAAATTATTCCACAACTGTAGCGTGTGTAACGGCATATCGGGCACTTCGGATCTAGAAAAACATTTTTGGAAAAACGCGGAAATAGGCAGTCTCCAATAGACCGCACCGTTTGGTAAAAGGACATGAAATAAAGTTGCACGCCCTGGCATGCTTGCAAGACCAAAGACCACACACTCTTCAGAACTGCCATGGTTTTGTTTAAAATCATAAAGGTACTCCCTCCTAATATTACAATAAATTGGTGGTATGTTTAAATTTAAATAAGCCATTTAGCATTTCCATCTTCTCCTTGCAGCACAAATTCTCTTATCAGGTGTTTTGCTACAGTCTATATTATGCATTCTCATTTGTCCAGCAGATCGACTGCAATATGATTTACGTCTAGCGGCTCTTTTAGGGCCTGGCTTATCCTCTGTAACTGCAGTTGATAATTTAGATCCAGGATTCATTCTTCTATAAGCTTCAACGCCTGCTTGTGTCATACCTGCGCCTGACTTAGTAGATCTAAAATATTTTTTATTCTTTGGTGGCATTCCACCTTTTGCATATGGAGTAACATTTTTTTTTGAAACTCCTGTATGTTCTTCTAAATATTCTCCATAATAATCGTATGGATCTAATTTATCAGACATAAAACTATTTATCTATAAATAGTGTAATATTTAATGCGCTTGTATTTGAAGTGACACCTATGCCATCTACAATTCCAGTTCCACCTCTTGATGCATATAGAACACCATCTTCTGGAAGATTTAATGTTTCTGTAGCACCATTTGCTACAAACACTTGAATAAAAACTTGTGTGGCAGTAGATGAACTGACTGTTGTTGCGTTTGCTAAACCATTTATTATGGCAACACCAGATGAATTAGTTGATTGAATCATAAACCCACGTAAACGTGTAGGTCCTGTAAAAAGAACAGCGTTTGATGAACTAGTATTAACTGGTTTTACATCTGACTTCATAAAATGATTGTACCTTAAATTAACTGGGGCGTAAATACGCCCCAGTTTTTTTAATCTTTATGCTCCTGGTGAGCCGAAGATTCCTCTAGCATCAGAAAAGCCGAAGCTGTATCTTTCTCTAGCTTTAAATCTTACGTTACCAGTATCGAAATCACCTTCAATCGCTGTTTTGATTGGCGATCTTACAAAGTGTTTCAATCCATTAGGTGCATCAGTTATGATAAAGAATGCATCCGTGTCAGTTAAAAAGTGATTAACTCTGTAACCTTGAGGAACCATTCCCATATTTAATACTGCATTAATGTCGTTCTTCGCAAATGCGTTTGAACCACCAGCAGTTGTTGATAAAGGTGTTTTTAACACTCTCTCAGCAGTAAATTGTAATTCTTTTGGAATAATCAATTTAACACCTTGTAGAGCTATTTTTAAACCTCTTTCATCTACAAATGCAGCAATATCAATTAATGATTGCTCTAATGAAGTTTCTGACAAGTCTGCTGGAGTTGCAAGTTCATTTGCAAATGTACCACCACTCGCAAGAGGGTGTGCAGTTGAACAAAGTTCTACTCCGTCACCACCTGTAAATGCTGGATCAAAAGCATTATTAAGTATGTTAGCAGCTTGCTGTTGCTTAGTCTGTGACATTGATCTTGCTAACGCTCTTGTATACCTTGCTGCCAGTCTATCATAAAGGTTATCTTCAATAGCTTCCTCAGTTATAGCAAATGCTAATGCAAATGTTTGGTGAGTATATCTTGAAGTGTATGCTTCCGTAGCATCATCAAATACTACTGGGGCTCCCTCTGTTTTAGCTGATGCTCCTGCAAATCCAGATAACATTACTTCTTCTTCAAATGCTCTATCAGAAGTTTCTGTTATAAAGATTTCTGCATGCTCGTTGTCGTATCTATTATATTCCAGGCCGAATAGTGCATTCAATCCTGGCTCTAGTTCTTTGACTAGCTGCGATCGTGAAATAGCCATAATTTATTCTCCTATTATAGACCTGTTCCGCTTTGGCGGAAAAAGTGATTGTTAATTCTTACCAGAACTCCAACATTCGATGCCGCAGAGGTATCGTTGTTAAGTGGATCTTGAGTAATATCAATTGCTTGAATTACAAAAGTTCCTGCAGTACCTGATTCAGACACATCAAGAGTTACCTTTGATATACCTGTTTGAGTATTGCCTGATAGATTTGTTACTTGGTAGTTTCTAAACAAATCTGCAACAACAAAAGTTGCATCCGCTTTTATTTCATAAACTGTATCTGGTGCATCAATGACAGTTGCAATAATGTCACTAGCATTAATGTTGCCAGGATAAAAGTTTTTAAAAGTCGGTTTCTGAGTTGTTGGATCTGTATAAAAAACTCCATTAAAAACACCCACAACCGTGGTAGTTGTTCCTGCAGTGAACCTTTCAATTCCTCCAGCAGTGACTGGTACAACCAAATCACCTTGGAAAATTGCAGTTGCATAGTTTGCAGCAATTCTATAACGGTTTTGTGCGTTTATAAATGGGCTACCGTTTAGCTGTCGTACGGGTTTTAATCCGTATTGTTCAGTTACGTTTGCCATGTTTATATTTACTCCTTGTTAGTTTTTATACAGTGGTCGACTTTTGTCAAAAAATTATGACTTGCGTCCACCACCAAAAGTTACGCGAGATTGTCGACTAATATTAATCGGCATCTCAGGTCGTTGTTCCTTCATGAGTTCACCATCAATCGCGTTTAATCTATCTTGAGTGAGTCTCTTAAAATACTCAGCGCGTGATCGTACAATCTCAATTGGTATCCTTGCCAACACAAGGCCAGCAACCCCGATGAGACCTGCATACTTACCGTCATGAATGACTGGATAACTG